TACACTATGAAACTTTAGTTGAATACACTATGAAACTTTAGTTGAATACACTATGAAACTTTAGTTGAATACACTATGAAACTTTAGTTGAATACACTATGAAACTTTAGTTGAATACATTATGAAACAAAAGTAAATATATTATCTATTAGTAAAATATTTATTTATATATTAGAAAAATATTTATTTTTCTAATATATATTAATGGAAAAATATTTAATTATTTTAAGTATTATAATTATTGTATTTTATTGCTTATATTGTAATCAAAAAGATAATAAAGAAACTTTTACTTCACTCGTCGGTTGTAATACTGATGTTACTTTATTAGCAACTTTAGCTAGAAATTTACAATCAACAAGTGAAGATGCAATAATAAATACTCATTTAAACTTAAAAAATAAACATATATTATCATCAGATTCAGATGGTTGGTTAAGATTAAAATCATATTCTAATTTAACTCAAAATGCTGATATGGCTGTTGGAAATTTAAATGTTATTGGTAATTTTAATCTTTTACCAAGAGGTATAATAGTTGCTTGGAATAATCCTGTTGTGCCTGTTGGATGGGCACTTTGTAATGGAACATCCCCAACACCTGATTTAAGAGGAAGATTTATCTTAGGTAAACCAGAAAACAATTTCAATGCAGCTAATCTGAATGCAGATCTTAAAACAGGTGGTTACGAAAATATAACATTGAATATAAATCAAATACCTTCTCATAATCATAAATATTGGAAGCCACAAAATGGCGCTAATGTTGGTGATATGGATGATAGACGAAAAGTATACTATTCAACAGGAAATGTAAATAATTTGTCTTCAGGAGAAGGAAAAGCATTTAATAATATGCCACCTTATTATGTTTTAGTATACATTATGAAACTTTAGTTGAATACATTATGAATTATTAAAATCATTGTTAATAGGTAATGTAAATCAAACAATTTATTTATATAATTTAAAATAAAATATTAATTTATCTAATATATATTAATGGAAAAATATTTAATTATTTTAAGTATTATAATTATTGTATTTTATTGCTTATATTGTAATCAAAAAGATAATAAAGAAACTTTTACTTCACTCGTCGATTGTAATACTGATATTGCTACATTAACAAATTTAGCTAAAGAGTTACAATCACCAACTGGAATATTAATACCGAGTGATTTAGTCTTAAGATATAGGCATGTATTTTCATCAGGTGATGATGATTGGTTAAAATTAAAATCATTTGCTAATTCAACTGAACATGCTAATATGGCTGTTAGAAATTTAAATGTTGATGGTAGTTTTAATCTTTTACCAAGAGGTATGATAACTGTTTGGAATAAAAATGTTGCACCTTCTGGATGGGCATTTTGTGATGGGACACAGGGAACTCCTGATTTAAGAGGAAGATTTATCTTAGGACAAGGACAAGGACCAAATTTAACTAATAGATCATTAGGTGATATTAGTGGTAGTGAAACTAAGCAATTAACTATAACTGAATTGCCACCTCATTCTCATCAATATACAGCTCTATCTGGAGATTGGAATGGAGGTAAAGGCGGAACGGGTACCCTAATAGATGCATACAATAGTATAATTTTGGAAGCTGGAGAGAGTAAAGGAAATGGTAAATCATTTGATAAAATGCCACCCTTTTATGTTTTAGCATACATTATGAAACTTTAGTTGAATACATTATGAAACTTTAGTTAAATACATTATGAAACTCTAGTTATTTTTCTAAAATAATCCACCAATTACCTACTTCCCATCCAACATTAGTAATTTTAAAATTAGGTTGTAGTCGTGTAATTTCTTCTTCAATATCTCCTTTATTATAAATATGATAATATCTTAAATAGATATTACCATCTTTAGATTTCCAAGAAACTTGTTCATCTCGTTTAGTAAAATGAAATTTAGAATCATGACTTTGTTCCATAGCCCAAACGGTAATTAATACTTTTCCACTAGGTTTAAGACAACGATACATTTCGTCAAGTGATTTTTTACGGTCATTATCATGATTCAAGATGGTGAATCACTAGCAATACAAATTATATGATTCAAATGTATCATTTTGAAATGGTAAAGCTGTCATTGTCGATTCAATTACATCAAGACTTTTTTTTTGACAGATATTAACTTGTTCTTTAGAAATATCAATACCTTTGAATGTTAATTCTGGTCGATATAACATATTTTTACCATTTCCACAACCATGATGCAAGATTAATACTATCAATTATAATTTCATTTAAAAATTTTTTTACACTACCCCAAATACGAACACGGGTAACATCAAATTCAACAGCAATTTTATTATAAACTTCTCCTATAGACAGAGACATACTAAATAAATAAATAATATATACATATATAAATTTAATATTTCAATTTTTTATTTATATAACATCATCTTCTGTTTCATCAAATTCTTCTTCATCTTTATTTGCATCTGTAATATGTGCACCAAGTAGTTCAAGTTTATGTAATACTTCACAAACTTCTTCAAATAATTGTTCTATAGCCCAAGGTTGAGACCATTTTTTATCAAATAAACTATATACAAATGGTTCTACATCAGCTGAATAATTTTGATACCAACACTCAGAAATAAATTTTTCATAATCATCTGAAATATTAGAATAAGGTTGAATTTCTTCTTGCATAACATAGATAATATTATTTTTAATTTCTTCTAAATTTTTACCAGTATTATGAATAATTTTTTGTTCAAGTTTCATTTGTTTATTTGGTTTGTTAATAATAATATAATAAGGAATTTCTGACATTATATAATAAATACATTATGTTTTTAAAATAAATATTACAATTTTTTAAATTATATAAAAATTGAAATATTTAAATTATAATAATTATAAAATAGAATTAATATGTTTTATAATCAATATATTGGTAACGAAACACTTAAAGATGAGTTTAAGGAATTTACCTTTAATCATATAGGTCTTCTTTTTGATTTAGAAACTGCCGAACAATTAATTAAATCATCCAAATGGATTTTTAATAATTTAATTAAAATGAATATTGAAAAATATTTCCGTATTTATCTTCCAAAATATATTGCGGGATTTATGGACCCTTTATCAGAAGCGTCATATGGTAAATTATATATTGGTGTTAATGATAAAGGTGTCGTTCAAGGTATCCCTTTTCAAGGAAATTTATCAGAAGAAATGATTAAAGAAAAAATAGAATCTGTTATTAATGAATATGTAATTTATGATAACAAAAAACAAATTATTGATTCTGTATCATTTGAACTTTTGGAACTTGAATACGTAGAAACTGAATTACCACCAATTCATCATTTGTTAGAAAAATATTATCAAACGAAAAATGAATATGACTTAAAAGAACAAGAGTTTTCACAAGAGTTTTCAAATTGGTATTCACAATTGGTTTCATATAAGGGAAAATTAGTTGAATTGTTTAACTTGGAACCTACACGAACTGAACTATATGAATATATTAAAAAAATTAATCCTAATTCTAATGTTCTTAAAATGATAGATAACGGTTATCAACTAGAATCGAAAACACATGAAGAAATTACGAAAACTAAAGATGATATTACTAATCCTTCTTATTGGGTATGTCGATGGAAAGATGAAACACTTGACAAATTAAAACTTTCTAAACCTACACCCAATTATCGGTTAGATATGCCACCTCTATTTAATCCTCTTAATATTATTACCAAGTTAAGCTGTATGATTCCTTGGTGGATGCAAAAGAATGAAAATATGAAATTATATGTAATTAAAATTACAATTAAAAAACCTCAAGATATTAGTAATATTTATTATCTTGATATTTTTAATAAAATAAATCGTTGTTATCGAACTATTGTAGATAACAATCCTTGTTGTGTTCCCGTCTAATTTTCTTTATATTATTAAATGCATTCCATTTTAGTTGCAAATAATGTTCTAGCAGATGGATCAACATATTCAGTTACTTCTTCTCCATCTGCATTCCATTTTGGTTGCCAATAATGTGGTATAATAGTTTGTCTATTTTCACCAAAAAATTCACAGAACACTCTTCTATAATAAAAAGCTTCCTTTGTTTGTGGTGTACAATGAGGATAAATATTAGCTGCATCTTCTAAATCTTTATCAGATACAAGTGATTCTACATATTCTTGAATAATTTGAAACCAAGATTTTTCTTTTGATGATACACCATCTGAAAAAGCTTCTTTGGTGCGATATAATACTTCATTAGGAAGTAAGTCAGTTCCATCAAATGCTTTACGTAACCACCATTTTTCAATTCCTTTATATTGTGGCATACGCATTTCAGCTGGAATATTCCAATATGCTTCAATAAATTCAGGGTCAAGTAATGGCACTCGTCCTTCTAACCCCCATCCACTGAGGCATCTATCACCACGACGACTATCAAAGTAATGAATATTTTCAACATATTCTAAAGCAGTTTGATGTAATGCTTTACCAGAGGGAGCATACCAATTAAATAAATAAGATGAACATACTTCATCAGGACCTTCACCAACTAGAACTACTTTAGCATCCGTTTTAGTTCCAATATATTTTGATACTATATATTGGCCGACTGATGCTCTAACTGTTGTTGTATCCCACGTTTCAGTTTTCCAAATTACATCACGAATAGCATCTAATCCGTCTTGTGGAGTGAATAAAACTTCAGTGTGATTAGAACGAATATGTTCAGCAACCTTTCGTGCATAGATTAAATCAGTTCCTTCATTCATACCACAACAAAAAGTTCTAATAGGATAACCTAATAATTTTGCAGAAATAGAAGCAACTAAACTTGAATCAACTCCTCCGGATAGTAAGAATGCAAGAGGACGGTCAGAATCTAATCGTCTTTTAACACTATTAATAACTGCATTTTTTACACTTTGTAAATGATATTCTTCAGAACTGGTAAAATTATCTTGTACATATACATTTTTAAATGTGTATATTGTTTTATCAACTTGTTTACCTAAATCATCAAAATTATATAATGTAATACAACCAGGCGGAAATTCTTCAATTTCACCATCATAAGAATTAATGCCTTTTACTTCAGAACTAAAAATTAATTCATCTGTAATTGTTGTATTAGTATATAAAGGTCTTATACCAATTTGATCACGAGAAGCAAATATTTTCTTTAAATTTTTAAGTCTGTCAAATTCAAACATAACAAAAGCAAATTCACCTTTGATATTATTTTGAAATAAATCAAAAAAATCTTTTACATCACCTTCATTTCTAGTATATTTAAGATATAATTCTGGAATAGTCATACAATCACTATTAGTGTTAATTGGTAAATCATATTTTTCAATTAATTCGCGGAAATTATAAATTTCACCATTACAAATAAATATAACAGTTCTATCTTTCTCTTGGAAAACAAAAGGTTGATTACTTTTAAATGATGTATCTAAAATAGCTAATCTATGAAAACCAATCCAAACATCTCCATAATTTTCTAAATAAGAGTTATCAGGACCTCTTGGTTTTAAATTCCAAAAATCTTGAAACAACTTTGAATTATCAACATTTTTATATTTTAATAATTTAATATAAGAAAAAATTGCACACATTATAAATATACTAATTATTTTAATGTCTTTTTATAACATTTTTTATTAAATAAAATTGAATTAAATTAATAAAAAATACATATTAATTATACTAATGGATATATTAGATAGATATAATATATATATTAAAGAAAGATATGAAAGTCTTGTAAAATCAGGTAATGAATTTGATAATTATAATTTAAGTAAAATTTTTGAATATTATTCATGTATTCAATTGACTAAAAAATATAATCAAGAATTTCGTGAATATGATGATATTCATCCAGAATTTAAAGAACAAAATAAAATGTCGCGTAATGATACAGGAATTGATGCATGTAATTTAATTGATACTATTGTTCAATGTAAGCTTAGAAAAGATACGTTAACATGGGAACAGTGTGGTACATTTTTTGGTAGTCAAAATGTTTTTGATTCAACTCTCAAAAAAACTATTGTTAGATGGAATAATTTAATTATTACTAGAAATAAAGAATCTCAATTATCTAAAAATCTTAAAGAAAAACAAGAATTATTTACAGATATTACTTATTCTCGTGATGAAATTATTAATTATTGTAATAGCTTACTTAAAAATCCTCCAGTAATTAAAATTAACAAAGAAGAACCATTTAAATTACGTGATTATCAATTAGAATCAATTGAACTTATTAAAAATAATGGAAATGTTATAATATCATTACCAACTGGTAGTGGTAAAAATATAGTTATTATTTTTTCAATGAGTGAAAATAAAAGATATTTAATTTTAGTTCCGCGGATTATTCTAATGGAGCAAATTAAAACAGAAATAATTAAACATAAACCAGAATTTAAAAATAAAATTCAAACAATAGGAGATAGTCGTAATTATTATGATGAAACTAAAGATATTACTATTTGTGTTTATAATAGTGTATCAATTATAGAAAATTATTGTGATTCTTTTGATAAGATATTTATAGATGAAGCACATCATATTAATATTCCTGAAATTTATAAAATAGATGATAATATAGATGATATAGATGAAACAAATGAGGAATCAGACGGCTCAGACTATGAAACAGACTATGATACAGACTATGATACAGATGAAGAAACAGAAAGTATTCTAAAAGATGATACAGAAGATGAAATTAAAAATACAACTGGTTATAATAAGATTATAAAAAGTTTAAGTAAATATAATAATAATGTTTATCTTTCTGCTACTATAGATGAGCATCAAGACTTTAAATATTATAAAAAAGATATTCGTGATATGATTAATAATAAA